CTCGTCACCGTCACCGAGCTGCTCGAGGCCGACACCCCGACGGGCGTCGACGAGGAGATGCGGATCGGTCTCGACGTCGCCCGGTTCGGCGACGACCGCTCGGTGCTCGTCGTGATGGACAAGACCCGCACGGTCATCGAGTGCCAGTCGTGGTCGCACGCCGACCTCATGCAGACCGCCGGGCGGCTGCGCGAGGCCATGCGCCGCCATGGCGTCCGGCCGGGGCGCGTCGGCGTCGACGTCTGCGGCATGGGCGCAGGGGTCGTCGACCGGCTCGCCGAGGACGGGGTGCGCGTGGTGCCTGTCGACTTCGGGGCCGGGTGCCTCGGCGACTGGGGCTCGGTGGTCGGGCGCGAGGCCGCCTTCAACAACCGGCGCTCCGAACTCCATTGGGTGGCGCGTTCGCTCATACGGGCGCGGCAGCTCCGGATCGGGCCACAATACAAAGAGATCTGGGCCGACCTTGCAGCCCCGTCGTACTGGTTCGACGGTCGCGGTCGCATCGCGGTCGAGAGCAAAGATGAAATCAAGGCACGGATCAAGCGCAGCCCCGACTTCGCCGACGCCGTGCTCATTGCGCTCGGTGCCTCGGGCACGCGACGCCCGATGATTCAATGAACATATTCCAACGAATCGCGCTTGGCGTTCGGACAGCAGTGGCACCTGTGACGTCGGCGAAGTCGTACCCGATCCCGTCGTTCACCTTCTTCAATCAGCAGGCGCAGGGCGACGCGAACGTCACGAACCCCTACGCGCAGTCGCCGTGGGTCTACGCCGCCATCCGAGCCCTCGGCCGCTACACCGCCTCGGTGCCGATCGTCATCAAGAACGGATCGAAGCGCGGCGGTGAGGGCGATCCTGTACCCGACTCTGATCCGTGGCAGCGGCTGTTCGACAAGCCGTCGCCGCTCATGTCGACGTACGGCCTCCTCGAAGGCATCTCCTCGTGGATGGACATCCATGGCGAGTGCTTCATCGTGGCGTTCGGCGAGGGCGCTGCGCCGTTCAAACGCGGTCAGGTGCCGCGCGAACTCCTGCTTTTGAACCCCGCGGCGATGACGGTCGACGTTGACCCGCGCAGCGGACTGGTGCTCGGCTACCGATACTCGAACCCCCGAGGCGGCGTCGTTGCCTTCGCGGCCGACTCGATCGGGCACATCAAGACCTTCAACCCAAACGACCCTACGCGCGGGCTGTCGCCGATTCAGAGCGTGCTTATCTCGCTCGGGTTTGACGTGAAGGCGAACGCCTACAACTCGGCCCTCCTGTCGAACGGCGCTGACCCGGGCGGCATCCTCTACTCCGACCAACCGCTCGACGTCACCGAGGTCGAAGCCCTGCGGTCGCAGTGGGAGGACAGGCACAAGGGATCGATCCGGGCTGCCCGGCTGGCGATCCTGTCGGGGGGTCTGAAGTACGAGCAGTCTAAGACCACCCCGAAGGACATGGCGTTCAAGGAACTGATGGACATGCACCGTCAGGAGATCCTTGCCGCGCTCGGGGTCAACCCGTTCGACGTCGCGCAGACGCCCGACTACAACCGCGCGTCGGCCCTCGCCGCTCGAGCGCAGACGTGGGAGAACACCGTCGTGCCCCGCCTGCGCCAGATCGAGGACGCGATGTGGTCATGGCTGTTCGAGCCCTACTCGGTGAAGCAACCGCGCGACACGTGGCTGACCTTCGACCTGACGGGCATCGAGGCCCTGCAACCGAACATGACCGAGAAGGTCAATCAGGCCAACGCGCTCGTCATGATGGGCTACTCGCTCGATCAAGTGAACGAGCGGCTCGACCTCGGCATGGGCCCGGTCCCCGAGGAACCCGCTGCGCCGCCTTCTGAGCCGCCCGCCGCGCCCCCGGCCCCGCCAGTCGAGGCAGACGCCCCGGTCGAGCAGCGCGACTTCCACGCCTGCGCGAAGGCGTACCCGAAGCAGACCCCCCGGCAGGTGCGCGGCGTACGTCGCCGCGTGCGTCAACTGCAGGAGCACAACGCTCGCGGCATCCTCGAGCGGCTCCGCGGCCTGCCCCGCTTCCGAGCGGTCGGCGACCTGCCCGAGTTGACCGGCGCGGAACTCGAATACGTGCTCGGCACTCCGGTGCAGTGGGCGGCGGACGCGCGCGACTACCTGAAGAACGCGATGGACCCCGTCGCGACCTACGCCCTGAACAGCGCGAAGGCGCAGTTCGGCGGTTTCGAGATCGTCGACGTCAGCGACCCGAAGTGGTACCAGAAGGCGGCGACGCAGACGGCCTCGATGGTCAAGGTCGAGACGGCACGCCGGGAGTCGTTCCGGAAGTCGATCCTCGAGGTGTTCAGGACGGCCGGCGCTGGCGACATCACCGAGATCAGCCGCACGCTCGAGGCCAAGTTCGGTGCCGAGATCCCGTCGAACTCCGACACCGTTGCGCGCACCGAGTCGGCCATGCTGATCCAAAACGTCAAGGAAACCGCAGCGTCTGACGAGGGGTTCACGCACAAGACGTGGACCACCGCAGGCGACCTGTCCGTCAGGGCGTCGCATGCTGCGATCGACAACGAGACCGTGGCGATCTCCGACAAGTTCTCGAACGGCCTCATGTACCCGTCTCAGATGGGTGGCCCGCCGGAGGAGGTGATCAACTGCCGCTGTGACGTGGTCTACCGGGTGATGGACTGATGCCCGTCACCGACTTCCCGACCGAGGGCGACGACAAGGCGGTGAGCCTTCGGAACTCCCAGTACCCGCAGTTCGACTACGAGTGGGCGCTGCGCCTGCGCGACGAGTACCCCGACGTCTGGAACGAAGGGGGCATGGAGCGTGGGACCACGGCGTTCACGAACTGGGGGAAGGCGCGCGACGGCGACCTGACCGAATCGGTGCTCGATTGGATTCGGGAGCGCGAGGCGTGGGCCGCTCGGCACTTCGACAACAACCGGCTCGCCGGGGTGGTCGCGCAGGTGAAGTGGGGGGTCATCGGAACCCTCGGCGAATCCGGCATGAAGTCGCTGATCAACGACGCGAAGAAGTCAGTCCCTGCCGACTCCATAATGAATCCCATGGACAAGCGCACGCTCCGACTGAAGGCGTCGGTCTCGGCTAAGGCCGACGGCATCTACCGCTTTATCGGCTCGACGGCTGCGGTCGATCGCGTCGGCGAAGTGGTCGAGCAGAACTGGAACCTCGAGAACTACAAGAAGAACCCGGTCATCTTGTACGGCCACGACCAGACGGGCCTGCCGATCGGCAAGGCCGTCAACGTCGCGGTCGAGAACGGCGCTCTGACCTTCGACGTCAAGTTCGTTCCGGCCGAGGTGTACCCGTTCGCAGGCACCGTCGAGGCGATGTACCGCGACGGGTTCCTGAACGCCGTCTCGGTCGGATTCATCCCCACCGACATCGACGGCAACACGATCAAGTCTGCCGAACTACTCGAACTCTCGGCGGTGCCCGTGCCCGCCAACCACGAGGCTCTGATGCAGCGCGGTGCGCGCAAGATGATGCCCGTGTTCCGTGCGTTCGATCATGCCGAGCTGGTCAAGACCATCGCGAACCGCGACGCCTTCGATCAGTTCTTTGCCATGCTCGTGGAGAAGGCGATGAACGACGAAGACGAAAAGCCGAAGAAGAAGAGCCTCGAAGAACTGGTGCCGATGATCGACGCGGCAATCGCTCAAGCGAAGGCCGGAGAAATCGAAGCTGTTGTCGAGTCGCTCGTCGCCATCAACACGATGGTGGCTTTGCTGTTGCAGGAGCAGGAGCAGGAAGAAGGCGTTGGAATGCCGGAATCTGAACCGCCTGCAGATCCCGGTGCGGGTGAAGATGCGCCCGCCGGAAAGTCCATCGCGGACCTCGTACTCAAACAACTCGGTGCGCCCGCGGCGCACTCGATCGAATCGGTCTTGGCGGATTCCGACGCAGTGTCGGCGATTCTCAAGGCCATCGGAACTCCGAAAGAAAAGGGAGTTTGACATGACTGATCACGTGAAAGCGATCGTGGACGGCGTCCGTCCCATGATCGAAGTGGTCGACGCGAAGGCCAAGGCCCTCGAGGCCCGCGTCGACGACCTCAGCAACCAGATGCGTTCGCGCAGCTCGTTGCCGGGCGTCGAGCCCAAGAAGTTCTCGTTCGTCAAGGCGATCAACGCTATCAAGACCAACGACTTCTCGGATGCCGGTTACGAAGCCGAAGTGTTCAACGAGATGCGCAAGAAGGCGCTCCGTTTCGGCGATGGTGCGCAAGGCGGTTACATGGTTCCCGACGAGTTCCGCAACGACCTTCTGACGGCGTTCCCGCGCGCGAACAACGTGTTGTTCAACACGAACGTCCTCCGCGTGACCTCGTCGGGTGGCGCTCCCATCCGCATCCCGAAGGTTTCGTCGGGCGTGTCCGGTGGCTGGATCGGCGAGAACGGCACGGCGGGCACTTCGCCCAACGCCGCCGCTGATCAGACCTACGCCGAGATCACGTTGTCGCCGAAGCGTTCGTTCGCCGCGACGATTATGAGCAACACGCTCATCCGTCGCGACGCTGCGTCTGCTGAAACCATCGTGCGTGCGGATCTCTCGGCCGCGGTGATGGAAACGCTCGACGCGGGCTACCTCGTCGGATCGGGCACCGCTCCGGCTCCTACGGGCATCTCGAATGCCTCGGGTGTTTCGTCGGTGAGTGGCTCCGGCAGCGACATGGCCGTCAACATGCAGAAGCTTTGGGAAGCCCTGCAGACCGTCGAGACGAACAAGGGTTCCATCGACGGATGCATTTGGGTCATGCACCCGAAGACGTGGTACTACATGCTGTCGGCTCTCTATCAGCCGTCGGCGGGTGCCGCGTCGAACACGGCCACGTTGGTCTACAACGCGCCCGCTGGCAACAGCGCTGCCATCGCCGGGTTCAACCAACTCGGACAGAAGACGATCCTCGGCTTGCCTGTCTACCTGACCACGAACATCGCGGTCACCGCGGCGACTCCCGACACGTCGACGATCCTGCTCTACAACCCGCAGAACACCATCTATGCGGAGTTTGGCCCGATGGAAATCCTCGTGACGAACGCGGGTTACACCCTCGGTCTGCAGGACCAGACGCTCGTGCGCGTCGTGCAGGAAGTCGACTTCGGCGTCCGTCAGGCCGCTCAGGTCGTGAAGATCACTGGCGTCTACGCCGGGCCCTGAACTATGGACCTGACCACGGCAGCACGGGTTGCAACGTTGGTTGTGCCGGGGGAGACCGCTCCCTCGGCATTCAACACTGTCATCGGTCAGGTCATCACGGCCGTGTCCGCCGCGGCCGAGCGGTACTTGGGGAGGTGGGCGCAAACCACCTCTCGCACCGAGTACTTCACGGTGTCGCCGGGGAAGCGCGTGTACCGCATGCGCGCCTTCCCGGTGACCACGTTGACGTCGGTTTACCTCGACGTCGACCAAGCCTTCGGGGCCGACACGGCCCTCACGTCGGACGACTACTTCAACCCGACGCTCTCGAACGACGGCATCTTCGCGCTGAAGTTGTGGCCTGCCGTCGGTGAGATCGACGCGCAGAGCGCCCTCAAGATCACCTACACCGGAGGCATGGCGACGACCACCGCCAACTTTATCTCCGGCTACCCTGACATCGCGCACGCCATCGACCTGCAGTGCGCGCACATCTACCACACGCGCAACTACGCAGGCACGCTCTCGCAGAGCGGCGACAGCGGCTCGGTGTCGATTCAGACGGTCGACTGGTTGCCCGAAGTGAAGGCCACGCTCGACCGCTACCGGGTCCGAGCGCTGTGATCCGGATCGAGTTCCAGAACTCGACCGAGATCGGCAACGTCATCCGACGGCTCGGCGAGCGCGCCACGCCGATCATGCGCCGCGGGTTTATGCGCATATCGGGCGAGTTCCTCTTGGTCTTCAAGACCACCCGCCTCCGCGGCCGTCCCGGCCTCGTGCGCCGCTCGGGCAACTTGACCCGCCAGTTCGACCAGCGCACCGCCGTCAAGGAGACGGGCAACGCGCTCGCGGAACTGCGCACGACGATCGGCGTCTACGACCGCAAGACGGTGCAGTACGCGCGCGTCCACGAGTTCGGCACCGTCGGAGCGGGCGGCCGGCTCCCGGACATCGTGCCGCGGAAGGCCAAGTTCCTGCGGTTCCCGATCCGCGACCCCGGCACGGCGACCCGGCCGAAGGCTCGCTCGTCGAACATCGTGGCGTGGGTCAGCACGAAGAAGGTCAAGATCGAACCCCGCCTCGGGTTCTTCGCGACGTGGGCGCGGTTCACGAAGACCGACGTGCCGAAGTATCTTGAGCGCATGGCCAACGACCTGATCAACGAGTCGGTCCGCAAATGAAGGCGACGCTCACCCTCACCAACAACACGGGCACCTCGGTGCCTGCGGGCTACTCGGTCGACGTTCTGCAGCCGACGTCCTTCAGCCACGTCGCGTTGGTCGCGGCGCTGCGCTCGAAGTGGAACGGCTACGACATCCGGGTGCTCGACAACGACGGCACGGTCGCCGGGTTGTCGCAGATCGCCGCGGTGAACACGTCGGCCTGCCGCCTGATCTTCAACCTCACGAAGGAGCTGGCTGCAAGCGGCGGTTCGACGGTCTACACCGTCGAGTTCACCGACCTTTCGCGCGTCCTCAACCCGGCGACCGCCACGGCGGGGTCGACCGTGACGAGCCGCGGCGTGACTCTCACGGCGTCGTGGTCGATTCCGGCCGTGACGCTCCCGGTGCCCGGCTACCCCTACTCGTTCACCCGAATGGACAACGTCGACGAGCTGACCTACCCGCAGTTCCCGACAACCCGGCGGGCGGTGCGCAACACGAACCCCATGACGGTCATCGACTGCGCGTGGGCCGCGATCGCGCCGGAAGAGTTCTATGAGATCCGCGCCTTCAACCACGCCTACGGCGGCGGCTCTGGGACGTTCACAGAGGCGGCCGTGCCGTGGCTTGAGGCAGGAACGTACCG